TGGTCTAGGTTAGCAAAGAATCTGCATGAGCTTAAAAGCGCAGCAGCAGGGGCAACATACACCGTTATGCCCTTTACTGAGCGGGGAGAAAGGCCAACAGATTCCGCGCAGGAGAAAGCCGACTTTGTTCAGTACGCGATTGATAACTGGGTAGGCAATCCGATTGAAGGCACGAACGGCTTCCGTAATGCCATTTACGATTTATGCGATGGGGTTGGCAAAGGCTTTTCCGTGCAGGAAATACTTTGGGAGGTAAAGCCGGAAGGTATCTGCCCCACCTCAACTTACTTTTGTCACCCTCGTTATTACTCATTCCCATTTGACAGCCCCGACCTAATGCTATCACCGCAGGGCGATGGGGTTTACGAGGAATTTCCAGCTAACAAGTTTCTGATTGGGATTTACAAGAACCGTTCTGGCAACTCAATGGGGTATGGCCTTTTGCGCCAGTTGGCCTATTGGTGGAGCGGTCAGAATTACTGCCGGGATTGGCTGTTGAACTTTGCACAGGTTTTCGGACAGCCTTTGCGTTGGGCAACCTATGACCCCGGTGCAGCGGCAAACATAAAGAACGACATTGCTGACATGTTGGAAAATATGGGAGCAGCAGCGTGGGGAGCCTTCCCGGCAGGAACACAGGTTGAGTTCAAGGAGGCGAGCAAGTCAGGGCAGGACAATCCTCAAAGCTATTTCATAAACCTAGCGGACAAACTTTGTGACATCACCATTCTTGGGCAAACCTTAACAACAGATGTTGGAGATTCTGGCAGCAGAGCATTGGGCGATGTTCACGAAGATGTTCGCAGGACAAGGTTGCAGGATGTTTGTGAATGGGCGGCTGATGTGCTTAACGAGCAGTTAATCCGTTCTATTTGCGAATTGAACTACGGCAATCATTATGAAATGCCAACCTTGGTGCCTGACCTAGCAGGGCCAAGTGACCCCGTGCTGGAAGCGCAGCGTGACCAAATCCTTTTGGGTAGCGGCATTGATATGCCCCGCGAATGGTTCTACGACAGGCACGATGTTCCAATGCCCCAAACAGGCGAGGAAATCATTACACCACCGGAGCCTGCACCAATGCAGCCCCCCATGTTTGCCAAAGAGGGAGTTGTTGAAGCAGAACGCGCAGAGCCGGGGCCAAGGGATAAACTGCTTAATAACGTCATTGAGGATATTACGGGAGTAAGCGAAGCGTGGCTTGCCCCAGTAAAACCCGCCTTTGTTCAACTTGTGAGCAAAGCAATGGATGACAAGGTTTCAGATGCTGATTTTGAAAGGGCAGTAAACAAGGCGGCAAGTACAATGCCGGAACTGTTTGATAAATTGGACACAAGGGTGTTGCAGGATGCGATGGAGCGAAACATGGGCGCAGCAATGGTTAACGGTGCGGTGAAACGCTTTGAGGCTTCACCGGATGCTAAAGTGGAGGAATCGCCGGTATGATGCAAACTCGTGTAGAACTTCCGTCTGGCATTAACCAGATGCAGCTTACCGAAAAGGAACTAAATGATGTTCTGACTGTTGGGGCAAGGGGTGTTTCTAATTACCTTAAAAAGTTCTACCGTGAGAAAAATGCCAATGAGCCTAACAAGCTAAACCCAAGCAGAAGGACAAACTTTTGGAATAAGGTTGGCAATACTGTTAATAATCCAAAAACAGAGGGGCGGGGCAGAGTGGTTGTGGCAATAAGCAGCCCCATTCTTCCGCACAAGGTTAAAGGAGGGACAATTTCTGCGAAGCGGGTGCAGTACCTTACGATTCCGGTTCATCCAGAGGCATACGATAGAAGTGCAAGACGGTTTGACGACCTTTTCGTTATCAAATCAAAGAAAGGCAATCTGCTTCTTGTTAAGCCAGACAAGCCGAGCGGCAACCCTCCACAAAGAAAATTCAACGCAAAGAAGGAAGCAAAGCGTAAGCTGCCAAATACCACTAGGCCACGCAGGGAGAACAAGCCTTTAGGGTTAAATGTTCCAGAGCGCGAAACCCCAACCATGCAGGAGGAATCCGGTTTTACGCCTTATTATTTGCTAAAGAAATCAGTCACGCAAAAGCCTTGGCCAAATAGCATCCCAACTGAGCAAGAGGTAACTGACGTATTCGTTGATGAAGCAACTTTTTATGCAGACGAATTGATTGAAAGGAAATCTGCTTAATGCCATTGCCAACGCCAAACAACGAAACATCAGATGTTTTTGCAAATCGTTGCATGGCTGATTCAACAATGGTGGCTGAATATCCAGACAGCAAGCAGCGTTATGCAGTTTGCATGGCTCAATATGATGCCAAGGAAATTGATGCAGAAAAGCCGCTAAACAAACCTTTTCGTACGCCAGAGGGGCCAAAGAAGTTCGCAGTCTATGTTAAGAACGAAAAGGACAATGTGGTTAAGGTTACCTTTGGCGATTCCGATATGGAGATAAAACGGGATGATGATGAACGCAGAAAGAACTTTCGCAGCCGACACCAATGCGACACCAATCCCGGCCCAAAGTGGAAAGCGCGTTACTGGTCTTGCAGAATGTGGGAATCCGGCAAATCAGTTAGCGATATGCTAAAGGCAATGAATTACGAACAGGAATACGAAACTTACATGGCAAAGAAACGAATTTATTCAACAGAAGGAATTATCCACGCAATCAGTTCGCAAATAACAGGGGATGGGTTGCCAGAGGATATTCAATACCTCCCGCCGGGGAAGCATGACATTACGGCAACCAAGAATGGAAAACCGGCAGAGCTAACACTGACTGTAACTTCTCGCACCGCTGATTTGCTGCAAAAGTCTTTCGACAAGATTACCGCAGGAGACAGGGAGCAAATCTTTATCGACTTTAATCATGACGATAAAGAGGCAAGCGCATGGGTAACTAAATTTTATTGGGCAGGGGATGACCCCGAAGCCGGAGGTGTTCGTGCAAAAGTGCAATGGACAAGCAAAGGCGAGGAAGCCTTGGAGGGGAGAAACTACCGTAAATTTTCGCCAACCTTTACCTTGAACAGCAAGGGGGAGATTGACGGAACGACTTTGAATGCGGGTGGTCTTGTAAATCGGCCAGCGTTCAAAGACATAACACCGATTGTTGCCTCGGAAGGCGATAATTACAAAACTGACAGTCAAATGATTGACGAAGAAAAAGACAAGAAACCGATAGCCTCGCAGGAAGAAGAGCCCAAGAAAAAGGAGGAAACTTCCGCGCAGGATAAGCTGGCCGAAAAGGACGAAGAAATTAAATCCCTAAAGGCCAAGATCAAGGCGATGGAGGAGGATAAGAAAAAGGAGCAAGAAGTTGCTGCTCAATCTGCCGTCGACAAAGCCGTAGAGGACGGGCGCATCCCGCCAAAGGACGAGAAGGTGAAAGCCAAATGGGTATCCATTTTGGAGCATGATCCCGATGCAGTCATGGCATTAAATGCACTTCCCGTAAACCCCGCCTTTCAGCGCGTGGTGCAAGCCAAGCGTGATGAAGGAGGTTCAATCGAAACGAACCACGAAGCACAAGTTCGCGCCACCAAAGAGATTCAAGCCAAGAACGGCATGAACTTTGATGACGCTTGGGCGCAGGCTCGTTACGAGAGACCGCAACTGTTTAACTAAAACACATCAAATAAAGTAGAAAAATGGCAGGAGCATTAACAAGAGATACAGCGATTTTCGCGCTAACTCCGGCAGCAGACCAAACTGGTAAGGAAGGTTATGCTGTCAAGATAGTCGCAGGAGAGGCCGCAATCTCAACAGCACACAACGGAAACTTCGGTGTTATTCTCGATGGAGAAACAACATCGGGTAAAAGCACGATTGCCTCAATGGCTGGGGCAAGCGGAACGGTAAAGGTTAAGCTAAGTGGCACAGTCGCCCTTGGTGACAAACTTATGATACACACAGACGGAACTTGGAAGGCGCACACCAGCACCAACAATGTTTCTGGTATGGCTATGGAAGCAGGAACCGCAACTGAATTGATTGAGGCTGCTTTGGTTGCTGGTTACTCTAACGTGTAATATAGGAGACTAAAATATTATGGGACTAAGATCAGAAGCATCAGTCAATCCGACCCTCACCAATTATGCGAGTGGGGTTCTGAATGACTTGCAATCCGCAACGGCTGATTTCCTTGCGCCTCAAGTACAGGTGCCAGCGACAATCGGACAATACAAGGCTTACGACGATAAGAATGCCTTTCAGACCTATGACACCTCTCGCGGTGTTGGTGGGCCTGCTCGACGCATTTTTATGGACGTATCCGAGCCAACTTACAACTGCTTGCCGCAAGCGTTAGAAATCACGATTGATGATTCCGAGCGCGATGCTGCCGGTACGATTAACCCGTTGGATTTGGAGCAAGCCAAGGTCAAGACATTGGTACAGAGCAGCGTTCTCTCGCATGAGAAGCACGTTTACTCTGTTGCTGATGACGTATCCGCAGTCGGTGGTGTTGGTGTTTGGGGTTCAGACGCCAACGATCCGGTTGATGAATTGGACGC